AAAGATTTCACGCTGTCGGAAGTGTGATCTTGCATACCTTGAAATATTATTATCCCCTCACCAAAAACAGAACGAATACGATTTTGCTGTATTTCAAAATAATGGAGCAACCCCATTGATATGATTTTATCCGCTAAAAGCTGTTTAGACGAAAATTCAAGGGATCTCTGAACTTCCCGAATACATATTGCCTTAGTGTCTGGGTTTTCAATCATGCGCTTGAGCAAAATTTCTGCAAAAAAGTGCGACTTTCCAGAAGCCCGACCGCCCTTTGCCGCTCTATACCTTGGCCGACCACGATCCCCTTGGAACAGCGGGCGTGACCAAGCTGGATGAGCAAAAGAAATTACACCCTGATCAATCGCTTGATGGCGGCTCAACGAAAAAACTTTCTACTCTTGTGATGATTGGCCCACCGTTTTCACCAGTTAATTCTGCGTTGATCTTATCTCTTTGACCAAGATATTGCTTCCCAAGCCAAATCTGCATAGTGGCGTTCCCGTTTTCCGCTGCCTTCCATTGAAAGCGTCGAAGGCTCATCTTTCCTTCTGAGTTATGTTTTTTATAGAGGTCTTCAAAATTTTCATAATCTCGTTCTTTAAGCCTTCGGTTTAGCGTAGTATCTGACATCCCTAAGATTTCGCATATTTCCGTTTGTGTGCACTGAATACGAACCATGCTTAAAAGCATGTTAAAGTCTTGATCCGTAAGTATTTTTGACGGGCCTTTCGGGCCGCGCTTATTATGTGGCTCCAATTCTTCTGTCTCATGATCCATCATTTTGACCCCCTGCCGTAAACAATACCTTTATAACATAAATTTTGAATGGTGAAACCACATTGATATTTAGTGAATTTTCTTTCTCATTCTGACTGGTGTGCTACACATAAAATCATAAATTGGGAGAAGCGATATGACCTTAAATGAATATGAAAAGCAATGCTTAGAAGCTGGCACAATCTTTACAGCGGTTCGGATCATAAGCGGGAAAAGATCAAGAAAAGATTTTGAAACCATTGAGGCCGCTAAAGAATATGCGGCGCAATTTGATGGTAAGCGCACAATGATTTATGCAGTTACAAAATTTGGAAATTCTGCACATATCTGCAATTTTTAATTGATTTGATTGGAGCGTGGAGGTCGGTGTCGCACCGCCGCTGTGAAATTGGGAAAAAACCATTGCCTACTTTCCACGCCTTTCTCCCTTGTACATTCCAGCGCCAGCTTCGTCAATCGCGCTAAATGGAAGAATAGGCACTGTCAGCCTTTCTTTTGCGTCTTTATTTAAAAAATAAACATATCTAAGCTGAAACCCTTTCTTTGGCTTATACCCAGCTTCACGAAATGGTTTCATTGAAGATGCGCCCGTCTGGGTTATTGATTTCCCTTTGGTCACTGATGTTTTGTTTATTGTTTTATTTTGCTGTCCAAGCCGCAAAGAAAGGTCAGTAGAGACTTCTCCATTTGGAGCCTCCCAAATGCTTGTATTTTTTTTAATTGAAGTCAGATGAAATCCAGCGGCCCTATATATTGTTCCGTCTCCGCACTGCGTTCCATCGCTAAAGCTTATGATCCAATCAATGTGCGGGTAATGTTTTTTAATAAGCCTCATTGCAACGCTAAGGGCACGGCTTTCGCTATTTCTTGGAAGAACCTCAGAAAACGCCATCCTGTTCAATTCAAGAAAAGAGTTCCACTTTGTATCAGACACAAGCGCTTGGGTTTTTCTTTTATCTAACGAAGGCCCGAACTGCATTGCTCCTTCAAGCTTTCCATTCCAGAAAGCACCGAAATGAAGCTGTGAATTTGCTGCAACTTTTCCGCTGTAATGAATTGCCCTAACAACCTTAGTCGCCGCCGCACTTGAAATTGGTTTTATTAAAAGATTTTTAGCTGAGGCCATTGAAGATCTCGCAAATTCTTGAAATGGCGTTCCCGTTCCCGTTTTCATTTCCTGTATCAACAAATGGCCCCATCTTTTTTGCCTTTTCTATGGCCTCTTTCACTTGCTCAACTTGATCGTCGTGCATTGTAAAAGTCATTTGTTGGAATGGCTCCCTATCCCCATCGTTTAAATCTGGCATTTCTGCCTCTGCATCACTGTCGAAATTTAATGCTTCAAAGTCATCTGGGGAAAATCCCACAAGATCCATTTCAAAATTTAAATCTGAGAGATCGTCAAGCTCAATTCTTAAAAGCTCCATATCCCAGTCAGAATTTAAGGCCAATTTATTATCTGCTATGACTTAGGCTCGCTTTTGCGCTTCCGTCCATCCAACAGCGGTCATTGTTGGAACTTCATCAATGCCAAGCCGCTGCGCCGCCAATAATCGTCCGTGGCCCGCTATAATCCCACCATCTGGATCAACTAATATTGGATTTGTAAACCCCCACTCGTTAATGCTGGCAGCTATTTGTGCAACCTGTTCATCGCTATGAGTTCGGCTATTTCTGGCATATGGAACTAAAGCAGTAACTTTTCTTTGCGTGATTTTATCAGCGGGCCAGTTTCCCAATTTTATTCTCCCAATTAAAAAAGCTCCCCTATCGCAGTTTATATCCTAGCCAAGGGGAGCCAGTTTGTGAGGCAAAGGCGAATAAGCCCCCACACCCAACCATAGCGAAATATTTTTATTTTCCAAACCCAAATTTTTTCATGATGCTATCAGCCGCTTTTCTTCTGGCCTCCCTTTCCTCCTCAGATATTTCGGGTCTATCCTCAGAAGCGCTGGAACGCTCCCTTATAGGTGGCAATCGTTTTATGCGCTCTCCTCTGGCCTTTATGATCATCGCCTTTATATGGCCCTCATGCGGCCTCCTGTTGGGCGTTTCTGAAAGATGTCTTTTGCAAGCAGCGTCGATCTCATCCATTTCATAATCCTCTAAAGCTTCGACCCAACCAGTATAAATTTCCTTGCGAATAACTGGGTCAAGATTTGCCTCATAAAAACGGGCCAGCATTGATTTGCATTTGATTACGATAAGCGCCCTATGCTTTCTGCGCTCATCATTCGACATAACCGTGGTTTTTAAAGCTGGCAGCATTTAGAAGTTCCCCGCAATATCATTAACCATTCCCCGAAACTCTGCATCAACTTGCTTAGAATGATGTTCGACCTCATCGCTCCACCGCTCATCTTTCAACCATTTATTTGGATGAGGAATATATTTCTTGTCCTTGCCCTCTACGCTTTGAGCGTATTCCTTGGCCCCGTCCATAATCTCTTGAAGCTTATGCTTTTGGCAAGCTTTTGAAAACTGCTCTTTTGCGACAGCCTTTTTGACCTTCCTTGGGTAAATTTTCCAAAAAGCCTCGAAGGCAATAGCCACAGAATACACTGGTTCTATTCCAAGGTTATTTATTACAAGGTTATGGTTGTCCAATTTTTTGACATCCCCATGTAAAGATTTTTGACATGGGCTGTCCAATTTTTTGACATGGGTGGTGGACGTTGAAAGATCAGAAAGTAACAATTCATAGGCATTGGCGGTCTTTGAGTTATTATCACGAACCCTTGAGGATTTTCTGATCAGACCCGCATCTTCCAAAGATTTAATATTGTTGATTATTGATTGCCTAGACATTTCACATAGATCCGCAAGCCTCTTGTGGCTTGGGAAGCAATCCCCTGTTTCTCCATTGTGATGATCTGCGAGCCAGTAAAGAACGATCTTTGCGGATGGCTTCAAACCTTTTTGCTTCATTGCAAGGGCGGTCATAAAATGTGACATATATTATCCTCCATTGATTTCATAGAGGAGATGCCCTACCTTGCGGCTGGGGTGCGACACATCCCTCCTCCATTTTTACTTGGCGCTGGTTTTTTTAATCAGCGCCTTTTTTCTCTATCTGAGAACAACCTCAATGTCAACTTTGCATAGCTAAAAAAATATATGATCTCCCTGGGGATCTACATGTGGTAGCTTGTCGCTTGGATCTACATAGATCTCCCTAGAGCCTACTGTATATAGATAGAGCCATATGGACCCATATATGTCTATTATGACCATACCGTATATACAGTAGGCTTTACCCTATTCATAAATGAAATATGAAAAAATTAAAAAAATAATCTTGAAAAAGAAGATTTATCACATTACGTTGGTGATTATAAAAATGGAGAAAAAAATGTCACACCCTACCCCCGCCGCTATCAAAGCGGCTTTAGTAGCCGATATTGCAAAGCATACATTGGCTCTATTTGAAGAATTGGACGCTGGTAAAATCACTCATGCTCAGCTTCTTTCAAAAGCGTTTCCCCCATGTGCGGCCTCATTTATTGAGGAAGCAATCGACAAAGCTTGCAAGGATTATGACGCGCAGATTTTAGAGGCGCAATCATGAAAATTCACGCATCAGAATTGGGATATTTGTCTAAGCAACTGTCTGAATACAAAGACGACCTAGAGACATTTTGGGATACGCTAGATGGCGAAACGAATGTCATGGATATGGTCGGATCTGCCCTAGAGGATCTTGTCACCGCAGAAGGTGACGAGGCAAAGCTCGATCATATGATACTGAAATATACACAGCGCCGTGATGCTGTTAGATCGAGGAAAGAAGCAATTAAGCGAGCTTTAAAAATTATATTGCTTGCAACCCAACAAAAGAAAATTCCTCACGCTCTTGCCACAATATCGCTTCGGGATGGCGTTGAAAGCGTTTTGATTGCAGATCAAACAAAGATCCCAACTCAACTCTGCAAAACAACTGTAACCCCTGACAAAGCAGCAATTAAAAAATTACTGCAAGCGGGTGAAGTTATTGACGGGGCCATTCTGAACATGGGGTCGCAATCTATTAGCATAAGGATGAAATAATGAGCGAAGCAATAAAATCTTTAATCAAGGCACAAGATGACATGGGAACGCCACACAAAGACAGTGTGAACCCTCATTTCAAAAACAAGTATGCGAGCCTTCAATCTGTTTTCAAGGCTGTAATGCCCGCCCTGCAAGCCAATGGCTTCGCTCTGGTGCAACGTGCTGGCAAAGATGATCTTGGTCATTTTGTCGAAACATCTTTTCATCATGTCACGGGCCAAAGCTTTGAAAGCCGCGTTTATTTAATAATCGACAAAAACAATATGCAAGGCTTTGGGAGCGCCATGACCTACGCAAAGCGTTACGGGCTTCTGGGGCTGGCTGGGATAGAGCCTGATGAAGATGCAAGTGATGATGATGGCAACAAGGCATCAAACCCACCCGCGAAGAAGCCACAGGAAAAGCCCAGCGCATCAAAAATGCGAGATGGGATGATTTCGTGGATCAAAGCAAAAAATCCCGCATTAATTCGGGAAAAACAGAATGAGCTTGAAAGCAAGATTTTTGCTTTGGAGCAAATGGACAAGCCAAAAGGCTTGGAGGTGCGTCAAGCACTTAAATTGGCAATAGGAGAATAAGCCATGAAAGAAGTAAATGTTCAAATTGAAAAAGGTATTCCAATGCCCGAGGCAAAAAGATCGGGGGCAATGGTCAAAATTCTGGAGCAAATGGAGGTTGGCGACAGCTTCATTGCAACAGATCAGGTGAAGTTCAATTCACTTTATCAAACAGCACGGCGGCTAAATATGTCGGTTGCCAAGCGCGAAGTCGAAGGCGGTGAACTCAGAATTTGGAGAACCCAATAAATGAGAAATATCACCATTGCGGGTAATGTTGGTCAAGACAGCACTATCCGACAGACACAGACGGGGAAAAATGTTCTTGGATTTTCAGTCGCGGTCAAAGCGGGCTGGGGCGAAAATGAACACACCATTTGGTTCAACTGTTCATTGTGGGGGGTGAGGGGCGAACGCCTTTCATCCTACATCAAAAAGGGAACTTCTGTTTGTGTTAGTGGGTCATTTGATACCCGCGAATATGAAGGGAGAACCTACATGGAAATTGAAGTTTCAGAAGTGACGCTTCAAGGGCAAGCCAAAACACAAGAAGGAGGGCAAAATAACAATCAAGGATCAGGGGCAAGCGGAAACTCTGATTACCAAGATGATGAAATTCCTTTTTAGAAAATCATCACCCGCAAAAAAAATAACTCCGAAAGTGGATGGAAAAATGGATTTTGAAATTATAGACGAAATATTGCCAATCTCTGAAAGAAGAACAGGGTCAACGGTTAAACTTCAAAGCGGGAAATCGCCAGCATTGACTTGCTACATAAGCGCACCCCTTTTGAAGCGAGCAAAAATAACTGTTGGTGATAGGCTTATATTTCAACTCGCAAAGCGAGCAGATGGTCAAGAATTTTTGGTGCTTAGAGCGGCATCCGAAGGCTACGCTCTTTTAAGCACAAAAAGCAGTAAAAACTCTAGCGATATGAAGGGTTCATATGGGCGGGGTTTGGTCAAAACAACTCAAGTAAAAGAGTGGATGATTGATCATTTTTCTGATCGTAGAAATTACGAAGATGATGAAGTTCAAGTCGGAACTGGCATTATTGGGTTTCCAATAAAAAAGAAACAATCATCTGGCCTATTTGGCGGCTAAATTAAGAAGGCGGCGGGGCTGTCTCGCCGCCAATAAATTGGAGGAATAAAAATGCCATACACTGATGAAAAAATTGGCTATCAAAATAATAATGCGAGCAAGGAAGCCGCGAGCTTTAACAGCAAAGGCAAAATCACCATTCGGGAACAGGTGTTAGAACTTTTCCGAGAGCGCAAAGAATTAAGTGCCGAGCAAGTTTCTGAAATCATGAACCGCGCAGAAATTTCAGTAAAGCCTAGAATAACGGAACTCAAAAACTCTGGCTTTATTGCTGACAGCGGAAAAAAAGTGATTGGAAAATGGGGCACTTCCATCACTATCTGGAAGATCGTCAAAGAAAAATAATGGCAAG